TTAAATCTGTTCAAGCCAGCACTGTCATAGATGTTAATGTTTTGCCTATTCAATTCTAACATATTGAGTGCAGTTTGTTCTTCTAGTTCGTCAATACGCTTCTCAAGCGCACCAATATCTCTCATGGTATAACGACGGTTATCTTTATATTTGATTTTTTTATCTTCAGCACTTATCATATATGGATGGAGTTCGATAGAAGCGATTTCCATTGTACCATCAGCCAGTGTAGGATACTTTGGTTCGAACGCTGGTTCACCAAACTTAACCCCAACATAGCCGTCTCTATGAACAAATGCTCTACCTTTTTTACCAAGGTAGTAGTTTACGTCAAGATCAATATTATCAGTGTTTTTAGGCAGAGGGTGAATAATAGCCCCTGTCGATGTAAAGTTATCAGCACTATTTGCCTTACGTGGTCTAAAGTCTAGAACGTTGAAAAGGGATATGACGTTACCATTTGTTTGTCTGTGGCCTGGAATCTCTTCGTATGCCACTTGTCCATCATAGGAGTTTACAGCGAAGAAGTCTCCAGTAGTACCATGGTCAAAGAAACGATACACGATATTAACATTTCCAGAAGGTGCTGGTTTACCACCTTTTAGTTTAACCGATCCAACGTCATAGAAGTTATCTCTCTGCCCATTGTCAAGAGTAAAGTTTCTTGTAATATTTTTGGAAGTTGTGGCATCAGTAATAGATGTGATGTCAAATATATCACAACGATCTAGTGTAGCAATACCGCCTGACAATGAAACACCATTCTGTGTTCTCGTCGTAATAGTTTTTGATCTTGCTGTAGCAACTCTTTTCTTTTGGTAATATAAGAATGTAGCAGCAGAAGAGTTAGGTAAGCCAGACAATGTAACTTGTGAGACAGATGATGCAGAAACAGTAGCATCAAAAAGTGTTCCACTTGAATCAATTCCTACAAGCCAAGTTGAGGCATCAGCAAGATCAAAGGCCGTGCTAGATCTGTTGATTACCAAAGTACCTGAACCTGTTGTTGTACCAGTTCCTCTATACTGTGCAGTCACAGAAATGTCGCTCAACTCTTCTGGTCTTTCTCTTGGAAGTTCAAACAACAAGTTGTTGTTCTGCTTATCTTTGAGTTCTGCAATACCAGTTGTAGATAGTTTTACATCAAAATATTCTGTAGCCGAATCGCCAAGTGATCTTACAAGAGATATATTTTTACCAGCATTCATTCTGATATCAAACAAGTATACTCTATAGATTGATCCAACCTTTTCAAGGGATCTTACTCTTGCAGTACCAATAGTTGAACCACCGTATGTAACAGCACTTCTCAGTTGGATTTTTTCAAAAGTGGTAATGTCTAGTAAGTTACCCTTACCAGTAGAACACTCGAAGTAGTTGCCATATTGAGCAATCGAAGATGTATTCTGTACAAGTCCAGTTGTTCTTGGTTTTGAATAAAATGGTGTTACTGGACCACGAAGATAGTATCTGTGACCTTCTACATATGCTTTACCTGGGTTAAATGTGATATCCAGATTAGAGGCATCAGAATCATTTGTGGCAAAATCAAGAAGGAAGTTACCAACAGTGTAGTTACCAGATTCTTCATGAGTTCTTCGAGCCATCTCGTCTCCCAAAGTGGAGTACGAGTTAGCTGCACTACTTTGCTCAACAATAACACCCTTGACGATCTGAGCAACTTCAATAAATCTTTGATCCGAATCTACAGTAGTGTCTAGCGTTAACTCTAGTTTAATCTCATGTCTGTCAGCACCTGGTGCTGCTAGGTTAAGGTTTGCACCTGAGTTATCGAATAGATCTTGATCATCACTTGAGGTGATAACTCTTTCTACTACTTTAAATCCTACATTCGCTGTTGGTTTGTCATCATACTTTCCGACGATAATGTCTTCTGCTGCTTTAAAAACAGCATGACCATCAAGGTAAAATCTACCCAACTGTTGACGGAACACACAAGATTGTCCGATAGCAGGGTTTGCTGCAGTGTTTGTTGTTTGGATTTCAAGAACAGTTCCAGTTGTAGCACCAGTAAGAGTTATGCCTGGAGTAAGATCTAACGCTGTTGTGACATCAGTTGGCGTTTGTCCATTCGAATCTAGAATCTGTACAAAAATTGTAGCAGGATCAGATCCTGTTGCAGCAACTGCTTTTATCAATCTTATTTTGATTCCAGTTGTAGTGGCAAATGTCTCACCAGTAATAGTAGTGAGATCTGCTGGCAAAGAGTATGTTGTAGTATTAAGTTTTACGAACTTGACGTTCTGTTCCACATCCATAAGCCCACCAGAAAGTGGAGCACCTGATCTATAAATCGCACCGAGAGCCGCTGCATTATCTTGATTCAGAATAGTCTGTAGCTGGTTGAGTTCTCTACTCTGCAAGCCACGACCAGAGTTAAATAGGATTTGATAATAGTTGTCACTATCCTTATAGTCATCCTTATATTGAGTAAGGAATAGATCTTTGATTACTTCGGTTGCCATGTTTAATCCTTATTATATCTCGATGATGACTTTGATGTCTTCAGTTTGGTCTGCTGCTCTCAATACGGCTGCTCTATTCTCTACGTATAGCAAGTCTCCAGTAAAAGGCATTGCCACTGGTTTCAAGTTAAATCCAGAACCAAGAAGTGTACCAGTATTATTGTCGGAGTCTTTAACTCCCTCACCTGCTTGGAATGGAGTAAATCCTGTTCCTTCTGTCTGATGATACCAAATCTCATCCGAATCCGTTTTATTTATAATGCCTTTAGCACCTGATGTCACACCTGACAATGTAGAGCCAATGGTCATTGCGAGACCAGTTGCCGTTGACATCTTCAGTCTATTCAAGGCATTACCAGAAGTTGCAGTAAATGCGGCATCAGCAGAATCAAGTGGGTTTCGAATGATACCAATCGTTCTAAAATCATTTCCGATTACAAACTCATTTGTTTCAGTTCCAGCAGGTTTGATATTAAACATAATAGCACGTGCTCGTAGATCGTTTCTTGGATCTGCACCAAACCCACCTACTGGACCTAAAATGGCTCTTGCAGTGGCTGGTGTGGTAGGAGATCCGCCAGAGATTACGGCTTCGGCATAGTTGTAACCAGATCCAATAACAAGAGTACCTGCTGATTCGTCCATTTCGATTTTAGTAACAACACCACCTGATACCGTAGCAACTGCTCTTGCTCCAGTTCCATTACCTTTGATTGTTACAGAAGGAGCAGATGTATAACCAGCACCACCACCAGTGACAATAACACCACTTAATGAACCGATAATAGCAGCATCTTGAACACCTTTTTGTTCTACTAGCTGTGACAAAGAGGTAACACTACCAGATCCATCTGAATCAAGTTTACCTTGTTTTAAAACAGGGTGGAAGTTAGAAGCAAGGAAAGAAGACTGATTAGGCGTGGTCATTGTGTATAAAAACTTCCAAGCATATCCATCTGCATATGTCTTTACAACATTATCAACACCAGTTGGTTTTACAGTAGATGTAACCGCAGCACCAAGTGCGTTTTTACCTTGTCTCACACAAAGATAGACAGCGTTTGTATCTGTCATTACATAATATGGAGATGTAGGGTGTCCTGCTGCATTATCATTATATGCGCTATAGGTTGTACCAGTGATCCAGTTATTTCTCGGCACAACAAAACTAAAATCAGCAACCCTTTTCATAGACTGTAGACCAAGACGGAAATTTCTAGATTCTCTTTCAGTTTGCTCTGGGGTTGGTGCAAGGTCCGAATCATTCCATGGTTCGGATTTGCCAATACCAATATAATATTTCGCACCAGCGGAGTCTGTAATATCGTCAAGGATATCTTGGATAACTTGTTTCTTCAAGTCGTGTGTAATGATTGCAGCCATGTTTTTCGCCCTAAATTATGCTATGATTACTCGATTGCCTAGACCACCAGCGGAATCGAGACCAATCAGATACCAGCCAGGTGTTGCACTGGCAGCAGTTGTTGCGTTATATACAGCATCGACTGCTGCTTTACTTTGTAGTGTGAATGATGTCCCTTGAGCAAATGTGGCAGGAGTAACTGTTACTGCCCCAGTGTTAATATTTACAAATCTCATGATTTGTCCATTATTACCATTTGCTAAAGTATTGGTGCCAGCCCCAGATTTATTTAAAAGTGCTACAGGTGCAGTAAGTGCTATAGCAGCAGCATCACTTGCAGTGTAGTCATCGTGCTTCATACTGAAAGCTTCTACTCTCAGTGTTCCAGTACCTTTGCCTTTCAATATAAAGTTAATATTAGTACTGGCACCGATTGCTTCCATACTAATGTCATTTCCTGCGGTAGCACTATTGATTTGAGGATAGTTTACTGCAGAAGCAACTGTTGGTAGATTTAGAATGGGGTTCCCAGCAGAGTCTTGTAGTTGAGTACCAATATGAGGATTTCTTAGAACAGGAGAAACATATCTTTTAGATCCACTCAGAGTAGATGTTGAGGTATTTGTAATGAGTGTATCACTATCGGTAAGTGTAGGAATATTCAAGTTGATATTCTTAGTCATACCAGAAGCAGTTGGTGGCACAAGTTCGTAAAAGTTGTTTGCATCAGCCGAGTCATATAGATCTGTATTTACTAGCACAGGAGAAATCAATGTTTTCTTGTGCAATGACTGTGCAGCAGTAGTAATCACCAAAGCCCCAGTAGAGTCTGGCATAGTAATAACATTATCTTTAGTTGGTTGTAATACAGTCAGCCGTGTTTCATGAGCATCTGGATTAGTACCTTCAAAGACAAGATTATTAGGCTCAAGGAAAACACTTGAGTTAGTGGAATCCCCACCTAGAATATTATACAACTCGGTAAAGTTAGCATTAATTTTAGTCGTGGCACCACGGAGCGTATCGCCTGTACCGTCGTTTGCAACTGTGCCACTCTGTAATACTTGTCTTGCCATTTTCTATGTCCTGTTGATTGTCTTTATTTATATGAAAAACTAGAGAGTTTTATACAGCAGAGTCTTTAAATTTCTCTTGGTCAAGGGTTTCTATTGTGTTATCCAGACTGATAGATGTTTTCAGTGCTGTGCCATCTGAGTCCATATCCATCGTTGGACATGTTGCCCTCCCCATATCAAACAGTGATGGATACTGTTCTGCGTTGAATGCCAGAGAACCAAATCCAGTCGAGTCTTGTGTGACAAGAGTATGAGCAGATAGAGTCATTCTATCAAGATCAAGACGTTTTGACACAGTGCCAGTTGTATCAACGCCAGTAATATTAATTGTTGCAAAGTTCGAACCATTAAGTGTTTTTACTTGCTCACCTGCTTTATAACCTGAGCCACCAGCAACAATCTCAAAGCTGGTTAATCCTCCAGTGCTAAGAGATTTAATAATGAACCCTGAACCAGAGCCACCAGAAGTTCCATAGTTCTGATTCAGTATATGGTTAACCCCTGTTGAAGCAATCGTACCTGCCGATACAATGCCTTGCACATAGTCTGCGTGGATTATACCAGTTGGTTCTGTAAGAGATGCTGGTGCCATGCTACCAATACCCAGATATACAACTGGCGCTGGAACATCTGCAATAAAGATAGGCATATTATCAAATGATATGTCAGCGTTTACCGAAACAATTTTAACCTCACTTGCATAGTACATGCCAGCAGGATGAGCAAATAACTCATACAGTTCTTTCCACTCACTTTGTTGAATGCCTAGTTTAAATAGCAATCCCCAATGTTGAAACACTTTATCATTTTGTATTCTATTTTCTGTATCTGGTCCAAGAACAGAACCGTTAGGTCCATCATTTAGATTAAAGATAAGATCCCTACCATAGATAACCTCTGGATCTTCTTTGAAGAATGATCTAAAAAACCTTTCAAAAGAATACTTGGTACCCTTTGTCCTATAGTAGTTGTTTGCAAGTTCAGCACCTGTTCTCTTGTCAAGAATACCTTCAAGGTAGTTACCACCAAGTAGGAGTTCATCTTCAAGTAGTGTTAGGTTTTCTTTTGCTGTTTGTGCTATATCTCTGCTTGAAGGTAGGTCTTTAATCTTAAACCCAAAGTTACCATCAGAATCTAGATGTTCGTAGTACGTATCCAAAAGTTTTACAAGCTTTGGATATTCCTCTTGAAAATATTCTGGTAAAGCCTTGTCGATTTGGTTGTTACCAAACTCAAGTTCTCTTCGATTGATATCTCTTCTGGTTTTATCTATAGCCATGACTTTTTTCTTAGTTCTGTGCGTCTACGATAACAGGGGTGATTGTAGAGGCAATCTCATCGAAGTTTAAGATTTCATTGAGTTCTGGTGTAATAGCACTTTGGTTTGCAGGAGTTACAGATATTTTAATAATACCATCTCCTCCAGAAAGTGCAGTAGGTTTAAATGCCACAATATCCAACTTCCCACTGATTGGATCAAAAGAGCCGATGTTATTGGTTTTTATTGCGCCAGTGCCAATCTCAACAATTCTTAATATATTACTTGCTGGCACAACTTTATCATCTGATAAAGTACGTGCTGTTCTATTTTCAATTCTACATGTAGCACCGTTTACAACAAAGTTGGTACTCGTGACAACAGGCTCAATGGAATCTTTGGGATCAAGAATAGCCGTAGGATATGTAAGATTGAAAGAGTTAATAGCATTTACCGTAGGAGTAATCCGCTGCTGAACTTTTACTTCTGCTCTACTCGAAAGAACAGCAGGTGACACATCATCAACCAAGGAAAGCACATTTGATCGTCTGAAAGATTTACCAAACTTACCAATGTTGTCAGTGAAATATTTATTCACTACTCCTTTGATTGAAACACTCAATGCGTTGACAGATAGAGGTGTAAGCCTTGGATTCACTTGAAACCTAATATTGGTTTCTAAGAAGATATCCAAAGGATCAGTGAACTCCACTTTGAATGAAAGAACAGCGAGTTGATCTACAAGATCTATAATGGCTTGTTTTGTGTCAGTTTGTTGTTGAGTGCTCACATCAGATTCAAACTTGATAGAGGTAAAGACCGTACCAAACTTAGGTTCTGGATTATCTTGCCCACCCCATGTAAAAATATCATCAATCAAAGATGAGAAGTTACGTAGAATGATTGACTTATAATCTTCTGCAGTAACCATTCTATTCTGCGTGGCATACTGGAATGGTGCGTTTCTGCGAATAGATTCAGCAGTCTCTTTGAAATCTCCCCCAGCACTCACCGAGGTGGTTGTCGCTGAAAGCGTGTAGTTAACACCATTTACAGCAACTTGATCGATAGGTGCAAGAGCCTTTGCAGTATTTGCATCTGGACCTGCAGTGCTGATATAATCTACCTCAATCTTACCGCCAGATTTTGGTGCTTGTCCCAAAATATCATTTGCACCGAAAGTCAACTGATAGAACTCATTTGGAGACTCTTTTAAAATGTATATGGTAGAGTTTTCACTCACAGATGTCGCATCGATAATATTCTGATATGCAGTAAATGCAGTCGCTGTTATCGAATCAAAAACATTAACAGACACTGTGCTTATGTCCATATTTTTATCTGGGATGATATACACATCTGTCTCATCAAACTCACCTACGAGGAATGTCTTTGTCTTCCTTGCACCTTCGAATACTGGAATAGATTCAGAATCTGCTGATGTTTTAAAAATATACACACCAGTGCCATCATCAGACGCAGTAAAGACTTCAGTTGTTTGAAAGGTATATGTGATTTCATTTACTGTAGAAGTAAATCGAGTAAACTTAGGAAGATCTATAGTTGAAGGTCTACCAGAAACGCCAGCAAGGTTCAGTGAAATTCTCAGAAGTGCACGTGATGATGTTCTACTATCTGGAACATATCCAATACCTGTTGCCAAAGATACCAGAGAAGATCTCAACTGAGCAGTGTTTAGGAACGATTCGTTAATCGAGAAGTTAGCAATCAATCCATTCAAGTGTGTGTTGTATGCCAACACGTCAAGGATATTCGAAAGACCAGATGCTTCGAAATCATAGTCTGCAAACTCTGTGCTATTTTTTAACTTGTCTTTTAGACTTGACTTGATGTTCTCAAATCCAAGTGCTGATGATGTGATTGCTGTTGCCATTTATCTTAGCCTTGCTAGTGTGGAGTTCAATACAATAGTCTCACTTGTAT